ATGGCGTTCCAAACGCTGGCTGGCATCGGCTATCAGTTCCACCCCAACGGCTCCGCGCGTGTGGGCTCCGACCTCCAGTACCTGGAATTCGCTGCCGACGTGACTGCCCCCACCACGCGCCGCAGGTGCCGCTGGGACGGCACCTCGAAGACACTGAAGTCTTCGCTCACCGGTGCCAACACCACCGCCGACGTTACCCCGTCCGACACCCCTATGTGGGACATGTTCGTACAGCTCAAGGCCTACGCCAAAGACCGCTATATGCGCGGCGTGGGCGGCGAGGGCGGCGAGGAGCATTTCCATGCGTTCCTGACCCCATCGGCCATGGCCAAGCTGAAAAAGGACGTGGACTACAACGCCAACCTGCGCTACAGCCAGAACGCCGGCACCAATGCCAAGCTGTTCAGCGGCGCGTCGGTGAGCGTTGACGGCATCACGCTGCACGAGTTCCGCCACGTGCCCAATACTTCCGCAGCAGGTGCGGGTAACAAATACGGAGCAGCGGGTGACGTGAATGGCTGCCAAGTGTTGTTCTGCGGCGCGCAGGCGTTGGGCATGGCCGACATCGGCGCTCCCTACTGGGAAGAGGACGAAGACGACTTCGGCAACAACCAGTCCATCTCTGTGGGCAAGATGCTGGGCTTCCTGAAGCCCAAGTTTGGCAACATCTACGAGGGCAATGCCGTCGAAGACTTCGGTGTCATTTCTTGCTACGTGGCTCAGTAATCTAAGCTCTAAGAAAGAAACATCATGACCAAGAAACTAGCTTCCCGTTCGGCCCAATGGCCACTCGTGCAGGAGTTCACGTTCGACGTGAGCACTGCAGCTAACGACACCATGGCCACCGTGGTCGGCAATGTGATCGGAGGCGCAAGCCCTCATTTCCAGGCCACCGTACAGGCTATCGGTGGTGTTCATGGCGGCGCCGGGCAGATTTATGAAATCTTCCCTCTGCCTGTCGGCGCGACCGTGATCGGTGGTGAGGTCGTCGTGAATACGGCGGTGGTGGGCCCGACAGCCTCCACTATCACCATCGGTGACTCCGGCGACGCCGACCGCTACCTGGGGGCTACCGACCTCAAGACCGCAGGGCGCACGGCGCTGGTTCCCACCGGCTACGTCGGTAACGGCGAAAACATCCGTATGACGATCACAAACACCGTTGCGGTAGCCACCGCAGGCAAGGTGGCTGTGCGCCTGACTTACGTGATGGCTGGCCGCACCAACGAAGTCATCGTCTCCTAACCGGGACACCACCAGGGCCGGGACTGAGTTCCGGCCCTTCACCTACCTGAGAGCGCACTATGGACTACATCGCCCCCCGCAACATGACTGTCTCTTCCGTATCTGGCCGTTCGGTCACCTTCGAGAAGGGAGTACCGAAATTCGCCCCGCCCAACATGCACGCCGAGCTGATTGCTGTGGGCATCGTGCCGACAGAAGAGATTCCCGAACCCCCACACGTTGAAGGTCCGGTCGAACCTCGCGATCCGGTCGAACGCATCAAGGCTATCAACGCCGCATTTGAGCAGATCGCGCTGCGCAACGAGCGCACCGACTTCACCGCCAACGGTAACCCACATGGTGCTGTCGTCGCCAAGGTGCTGGGGTGGAGCCTGGGCGGTAAAGAACTCAACGCAGCTTGGCAAAAATTTAGCCTGGAGAAATCTGGCGTATGAACACGACAGAACTGCTCGCCGTCTTCCGGGCTGAGGTGTTTGACACCGTGGCCCCGTACCTGTGGAGCGACGCGCTCGTTTACGGGTACATCGACGACGCCCAGAAGCAGTTCTGCCGCAATACTGAGGGGATCGAAGACGCCCGCAGTTTCAGGATCACGATCAAGGCCGACGGTACCCAATGGTACGCCATCGACCCTCTCATCCTGAAGGTCCGTAGTGCCGTCGACCGGGCCACCGGGCTTGAAGTACCCCTCATCGCAGTCGAGAAGATGAAGGACCACGGTCTGCGCTTTGACGGCGCAGTAGGCACGGTACGGGCGCTGATTACCGGGATGGAGCACGGCTTTGTGCGGGCGCTACCTACGCCCAACGAGGCAAAGGTCGTCGAGCTGCGCACGTTTCGACTGCCTGAAGATGTTGCCGCCGGGGACGATTTCGAAATCGACCAGCAGCATGTGCGCAACCTGTTGTACTGGGTCAAATACCGGGCATACGGCGTGCAGGATGCCGACGCCGGGGACGCCAAGCTGGCGGAGAAAAACCGCACCGATTTTCAAGCGTACTGTGCCAAAGCCAAAGCGGAACAGAGCCGTCTGCGCCGTCCGGTCTCCACAGTCACCTATGGGGGCATCTAATGGCTGCGGCAAAACTCAAACTCGTGATCGATCAGGGTGCGACGTTCGAGAAGGTCATCACCTGGAAGGCCGGTGAACCTGCTACGCCTGTAAACCTGACCGGCTGCACCGCCCGCATGCATGTGCGCGAGGGGATCGACTCGCCGACTACGCTGCTGGAGCTCACGACTGAGAACGGCGGAATCGCACTAGGCGGCGCACTCGGCATCATCACCCTGCGCCTGTCTGCCACGGCGACGACCGCGCTGTCCTGGCTGACCGGTGTTTATGACCTTGAGATCGTCTACGCCGACGACAGAGTCCGCCGCCTACTCGCAGGCGCGGTCAATGTCAGCCGTGAGGTGACACGAACATGACCGAAGTCATCATCGTCGATGGGGTAGAGACTGTCGTCGTCGGGCAGGCTGCGGTCGAAATAATAGAGACACAGGCTCAAGGGCCCATAGGCCCGCAGGGCGAACAGGGGATGTCGGGGGCTTCGACCTCAGTCTACCCGGCCGCGGTACCCGTCGGAGGGCATCTCGCCATCACGCTGGACAGCCTCGGTAAAGTCACCCCCGCTGACGCGTCCACCAGCGCCCACCGCCTGGTGGCGGGCATAACCACTGGGGCCGCAGTCGCTGATGCCCCGGTCGAAGTGGTGTCTGCGGGCGTCCTTGAGCACGTAGGCTGGTCATTCACCCCCGGCCTGCCCGTGTTCCTTGGCTTGGCAGGCGCTCTCACGCAGACGTTGCCACCAAGTGCTGTGTTTTCCAAAGTGTTGGGGATGGCAGTCACCCCCACGCGCATTTCTCTCGACTTTCAACCGGCAATTTTCATCTAAGGAGACTCCAACATGGGTACGCTTTCAACCACCAAGGTCATCACCAACAACGCAGGCGCACTGACCGAAGTCGCCGCGCTCACCACCTCCGCAGGTGCGGGCGATGCACAGAAGCTCGTCGCGTTGAATGCCTCGGGCATCATCGACTCCACGATGGTCAACAGCAAGACCACCAGTGCGGGCGCGGGTGACACCGGCAAGCTGGCCGCGCTCAATGCCTCGGGTGTGCTGGATTCGACCATCGTCAACAGTAAGACCACCAGCGCCGGTGCCGGTGACACTGGCAAGCTCGTTGCGCTGGATGCGGCGGGGCGTATCGACTCCACCATGATGCCTGTGGGCATTGGCGCCGACACCGCGACGATCACCACCAGCGAGGCACTGTCTGCCGGTGATCTGGTCAACATCTTCAACTCGTCTGGTGCCAAGGTGCGCAAGGCGGACGCGACGATTGCGGGCAAAGAAGCCCACGGCTTTGTGCTGGCGGGTTTCGGCTCTGCCACCAGCGCCACGGTATATTTTGAAGGAACAAATACCGGCGTTACGGGCCTGACCCCGGGCGCGCAGTTCCTGTCCACCACAGCGGGCACGGCCACGGCTACCGCCCCATCCGGTGCTGGCAACGTCGTGCAGCGCGTGGGCTTTGCCACCAGCGCGACGACGCTGAACTTCCAGTCCCAGCCACCAATCACTCTGGCGTAAGGGGTAGACCATGGCCACCCGCAACCCGCTCGTCCTCATCACTGGGCAAGTCCAGGAACTTCCCAGTGGAGATACGGTGCCGGGCGCGGGGGGCGATGTAACGCTAGCTGGTGTGCAGACTCTCACCAACAAAACCCTCACCGGCTACACAGAAACGGTCTACGACCTCGCAGGCACCGTCATCGCCCCCGCCAACGGCACGGTGCAGACAAAGACACTCGCAGCCAATACAACTTTCACAGAGTCCTTGGCTGACGGGCAATCAGTCATCCTCGGCATCACAGCAGGGGCCTACTCCGTAACGTGGCCTGCGACCACCTGGGTGAAAGTAGGAGGCTCCGGTACGGCTCCTACGCTGACCAGCACAGGAGTTAATTGGATCATTCTCTGGCAGGTGGGTGGCACGCTGCGTGGCGCATTCCTGGGGACCGCGTAATGTTGGCGACTAAATTACTCAGTGCGATGGCAGGAGGGGGAGAGACGCTCTATGTGGATGACGTTTTCAGCGCGTACACCTACACAGGCAACGGCTCAACCCAGACGATCACCAACGGGATTGATCTGGCGGGTAAGGGTGGGTTGGTCTGGCTCAAAATACGTTCACCCAACGCTTACGGCCATTACCTGTTTGATACCGTTCGCGGAGCTAGTCAAACGATCCGCACAGAGTCAACGGGAGGACAAACAACCACAGGTGCACCAATCACTTTTAACTCAAACGGGTTTGCATTAGCCTATGCCGCAGGGTGGAATGAAAATGTGTCCACGTTTGTAGGCTTCACATTCCGCAAAGCCCCGAAGTTCTTTGATGTGGTGACGTGGACAGGCAACGCAACCAATCGCACCATAAGCCATGCACTCGGGCAAGAGGTGGGTCTTATATTCGTGAAGCGCACGGACACTACAGCCGATTGGCAGGTGTATCACCGTAGCCTTGCCAACACTGAGTACATGGTGCTCAACAGCACAGCAGCGAAGGCTACAGGGGCAACACGTTGGAACAGCACGACCCCGACCACTTCAGTGTTTAGTGTGGGTACAGACGCCACTGTTAACGCATCTGGTGGTACCTACGTAGCCTACCTATTCGCCCACGACACAGCGGCTGATGGGATTGTGCAGTGTGGGAGTTTTACTACTGATGGAATTGGTAATGCTACGGTGAATCTGGGGTGGGAGCCTCAGTATGTGATGCTTAAACAAACTAATGCTGCAAATAATTGGCAAATATTTGATACGTCTAGAGCATTTACAGCCACATATGGAACTGCAAAAGAATTAGATGCAAACCTGAATAGTACAGAGTACACCTATCCAACAGGAACATTTAAACCAACTGCAACTGGTTTTCAAGCACCTGTCGGATTTCTATCGGCAACTGCCACATACATCTACCTGGCCATCCGTCGCCCCAATAAGCCACCCACAGTAGGTACGCAGGTTTACAACGCGATTGCACGCACGGGTACGGGTGCTGCTGCCACGGTCACAGGGGTGGGGTTTGCGCCGGATTTGGTGGCTTTGCGCAGCCGTTCTGGCACAACGGGCGGGCGCTGGGAAGACCGCTTACGCGGGGCTACCATCGAGATATCATCAAATGCAACAACCGTAGAAGCTGCGGTTGCGCAGAGTCTCAAAGCATTCGGAATGGACGGGTTTGCGCTGGGCACCGATGGGGACTGGAACACTAGCGCGGCAACATACATAAGTTGGTGCTTCAAACGCGCTCCCGGTGTGTTCGATCAGGTCTGCTACACCGGGACAGGAGTAGCCAAGACTGAGGCGCATGGCTTGGGTGTGGTGCCTGAGTTGATGATTGTTAAGAGTAGATTGGCTACTGGTAATTGGGCTGTGTATAACTCTTTTGAGGGGGCCACGGAGTATACATTCTTGAATACAACAGATGCCAGCGCAGGACCTGTAAGTTCAGTTTGGAACAATACCGCGCCAACTACATCTGTATTCACAGTTGGAACGTCAAGCGCAGTAAACACTGCTGTTGTAACTTATGTTGCTTACCTCTTCGCCACCAAAGCCGGTATTTCCAAAGTTGGCAGCTACACGGGCACAGCAACCACAAACGCCATCGATTGTGGCTTCACGACCGGAGCACGCTTTGTCCTAATCAAGAGAACAGACAGTACAGGTGATTGGTACGTGTGGGACACAGTGCGTGGAATCATCGCAGGTAACGACCCGTATCTGCTGCTCAATTCCACAGCCGCAGAAGTCACATCCACAGACTACATAGACCCTTACACATCAGGGTTTGAGCTATCCAGCACCGCACCAGCGGCTATCAACGCCAGCGGTGGGACTTTTATTTTTCTTGCACTGAGCTAGACCATGCGCGACATATTCAGAAAACTTTACACGCAGCATAAATCCAACGCTAAGCAGCGTGGTGTCCTGTTCTTGATAACGCTAGA